GTACACTAGTGTGGCAACTCCTACGCCTAGGCTTACAGCTTCAGGAAGCCAGCCACTAATAGATAACCACCATCCACCCATGCCTGCTCCTGTTGTTTTTAATGTGTCTACTATTCCGTCCATATATTAAAACCCTATGGCATTTATAACTTTGCCAGCCATTTCTGGTGCTATGTCTTCAAGTTCTCTTAACTTCATTTGAAATTCATATGAATCTAAACTACCTTCTGTTAATTCTCTAAATAATCTTTGCGGAGTAGTTTCTACATTAACTAATACATTTTGCTTATTTCTAAATGTTCCAGTTGGATTAGGTGTAAATTCTGGTTTTTCATATTGATATTGAGTTTTTGGCATTTTTTTTGTAGCCTTTGGTATTGATCCAAACATTCTTCCAGGTGTTTTTATACCACCAGCAATACCCATTACCATCGTTAGTAAATCCTCCTCAGTTAACGGTGCAACTTCTTGACCAAATATATTTTTACCACCAGTGCCAGAAAGAACTGATGAAAATGAACCGTTTGCTGACTTAATATCATCAGCATCTTTAGACTTTTCTCCAAATACATCTAAGATTGATTTTTCCATATCTCTAATTTGCCCTTTTTTACCCTCCGTATACTCTTTATGTCTCCCATGTAAAAATTGACTAATATCTGGGTCATTTGAATATGGTCTAGGCACATTCATTTTCTCAACCTCTTTAACTATATCTAATATATTTGCCATAATATTATCCTGTAATTAATTCGCCCCACAATGAAGTCTTACCATTTATAATTTGTATTACATGCACAGTGAAAAAGCCTTTGTCATAAAAGTCAACGATTGCAAATGCATGACTCCAATTGTGCATCCTATGTTGTAAAAATTCATTCTTCTTATCACTCATTTCCTTCAGACATCCTATACTCCACGCAGACTTCACCCCATCCAGATGGGTAACAGACGACTGCTGTATGTCGTGGTGATGCCCATACATGACATTTGTTCCAAGCCTCATCAAGTGATTCCTTGTATGATTTATCCCAGCAAAATGGTGTCCATGATACATCGCTAGTTTCCCAATCTTCATGTATTGACCCGCTGGATGATACGTATAACCTCTTTCTTTTAGTTTTACACATTCTTCAAACCTATATTGTTCCATGTATGGATGCTCTTCAACAAACCTATTCATCCAATCATCGTGATTACCTTCTATCATATGCTTCTCTTTACAGTTTGCCTTGTCAAGAGATTCATCTATTTGATCCATTCCCTTATTAACATCTTTTATATCTTTGTCAATAAATGGAGTTTGGTATTCTAGCGGTGGACGTTTTTTCTTCCGCCATTGCCAGTGAGAACTTCCTTCCCATTCTCCCACGTCTCCTAAATCTACGTATATATCTGGCTTTACTATTTCTATTGATTTACATAGTACACTAATTGCTTTTTTATCCGCTAATGGAAAATGTTTATCAGGTGTGACTATTGCACGTCTTACTACATTTTTATTCATATATTCCTATATTATGTTGAAGTATCATAATTAATCTTTCTCCGCACAAAGTGTCATGGTTAAAGTCATAGCATCAGCTCCATCAAAACGACTCTGAAGGTGTCCTGCCCATACAGCATCGCCAGCAGAAAGAGAAAAAAGTCTATCTGGACTAGAATCATAGAAGCCCATAGCAGCATCTCCTGCTGAGGAGGAAATATAATCTTGTGTAATATATTTAAGTGTTAAAGTTTTAGAACCAGTCTCTTCCATCGGGGTATCACCAGAACTACCAAATCCAGGCATTGTCCATATTCCTATATAATACTTATCTGTATGACTAGAGAAATCATCATCCTGTACAATACCAGATACATTGGTTATAGTCATATCAAAGGGAGCAAGAAACCATACCGACCTTATAAGAGCTTGGTTTGCAGCACTAATTGTAACTGATACCGTATCATCTAAAGTTTTATCGCCTGTTCCAAGCTTAAAATAACTGTCATTATTAGCTGTAATCCATTGTACATCAGAATCATTAAATCCACTATAATAATTCATAGTAGATGTAAAAAATTGTCTTGGTGCTTTTGTAAGTATATTAGGCATTATGTGAAATAATTATAACAAACATTTTCAGTATCAACAGTTGCTATTACATAAATATCACCTGTATTATCTATATCCATACTGTAAAAATCTCCAGGAGAAAGTCTTATACCACCATTCAAGCCATCAACAGAAACTGCACTGTCGCCTACCCATATATATCCAGTATTACTTGGATGTGCCATTATATCAACACGCTTACAAGCAGTAGCTCCATCAACACCATCAGTAATCAATTGCTCTGCACTTGTACCAACTGTAGGATTATCATCACTTGCAAGACCAGTAATATCATGTCCTACTTTACCTATTACATTAGTTCCTGCTGATATTGATGTTACATCTACTTGTAATCCTCCATCACTATCTACTAAAATTTCTTGAATAGCACCTAATGCTGTAGTACCGCCAATAGAAAGACACTTAGTTGGGCCAGTATTACCGTCAGTACCAAGCAAACTTTGGAGTGAATTTGTATCCGAATCAATGCCATCTAATTTTTCACCCATATATCTTAACTGTGCATGTATAACTCCATCGACATCAGCTCCTGCTCCAACTGCTCCAAAGTGTGTATCATCAGTAGCCAATGTAACACGAAGAACACCAGCTGCTACATTACCAGCACCACCAAGAAGAGGAACATTTCCACTAAGGTGTATATCTACATCACCAATATCAATTGCAGCACCTCCAACTAATGTTGCATTTACATTAAGCTTTCCATCTCCATCATCTAATGCATCACCATCAGAATCAACAAGTTTTCTGGCTATTCCTATTCCTATATCAGCCATTATTTAATATATCCGATAATCCAGCTTTATCAATTTTATCGACCTTACTTTTAAGCTTTAATCTTGCGACTTCTTCTAATACTCCAATCTTCCACTTAGCAAAATTTTCTTTAGATTTTTTATTTCTATCCCCTTCCTTGTCTGCCTTAACTTTAGCTTTTGCAACTTTCTGTTCCCACTTAATATATTCATCCTCACTATTATTACAAAGATTTTTTATAGCCTGCAATTCGTTATTAGCCTGCTCTTTTTCTACTTTAGATTTAGCAAGTAAATCTTTAAGCTTATTATCCTCATCTTTAAATAAATCTTGAGTCTCAATAAGACGCTGTTCAAATTGATAAACCATCTCTTCATGCTTTTTAGCCCTCTCTTCTAAATCATCATATTGATCTTCAAAATAAGCAACTTTATCTTTGCCCTCTTCTATAGTAACATTAATGTTACTATTAATAGAATCAAGCTCATCTAAAAGATTATCTTTCTTCACATGAATACTTGCAAGCTCAGTTTTAGACTCTTCACATTTTGATTTATAAAGCTCTAATGTTACAATACTATCTAAAAGTTTATTTTCTTTATCTTCAAGCTTTTCAACAGCACTTTCATATTCACAAAGCTCTTTTTCAGCCTTGTCAATTTCTTTTAACTTTTCAGCTAAAAGCTTCTCATTAGAAAAAACACCACTTTTAATCTTCTGTACTCTCTCTTCTTGAAACTGTACATCTTTTGATAATGATGAAAGTTTTTTAGTTTCAGAATTATATTCTTTTTCTAAAGATTTAAGCTCTTTCTCTTTATCTTTTACAGAAGATTCTAATGCTTTATTTTTAGCCTTTAATCTATCATTAGCCTTAATAACAGCTTTATTATAATCACTTTTCTTTAAAGTTTGTTTTTTAGGCTGAAACATTTCTGCCATAGCTACTCCTTAATGAAATGATAATAAATCTAAAGTATCACTAGCAGAGGTCAAATCATCAGCCAGCTTAATAATAACAGATGTCATCAATATACCACTTATTGTGAATGGGAGGTTTCTACCACCATCTACTTTAATTCCTTTTTGAGCATCTGTTTCTCCATTAAGAAACACTTGCATAACGTCATCATCATCCATTGTTCCATTTGTGTCGTATATAACAATTTTCTTAGCTGGATTAGCAGCTGTTACATATGTAGATGTTGCTCCAGGATCATCAATCGTATCACCACTCATATCAAATTGTTCATAATTATAATCACTAAATGCATCCATATTTACTGATTCTTGAACTGTGAATGCACTCATTCCTAATTTACTTGCCATTTTATTTCTCCTTTTGAGTTTACCCTAAGCACTGGCGTGTGCGTGAATGGGTTATTTAGTTTTCTTTGTTTTCTTCTAGAAACAATTGGTCATTCACCTCTACAACACCCTGTATCTTAGTTGCTCTAGTTTTGTGAAATTCTATTTGTTCTAAACTTTCTTTAAGCTGAATAAGTAGATTCTCTTTAGCCTCTTCCCATTTGGCGGTATAATCAACTTCTTCTGCTACGTTATTAGTTTTAACTTCTTCTACTGTTTCTTTTGTTTTACTTGTTCCCATATTATTACTTCCCTCGTTTTGTTATGCGTTTTCTAAGGCTGTTACTTTAGTTGACAGAATGTCAACAGAAGCTGATAATTCTTGTACTGCTTTTGCTAAATATAATAAAATACCATCATATCCAATTCCTTGTACATCAGTTATTTTTGAATCATCCTTTAAGGTTATTTCATCTTCAAACTTTGATACAATATTACATTTATCTCCAGCAGTAGTTACTTCTTGTGCCACTAATCCGATATTAATTTTATTTTGACTTCTCTTTGAATTTTCAGTCCAGTTATACTCTCTAAATTGCAGTGAATTAATAGCATCCAGTCCATTGACAGATGTGTTTTGTATATTCTCTTTTAACCTTTCATCTGATACAGCGTGTATCTCTGCTGTTGTGCCAGTATGCTTATAACGTATATGTGCATGTACAGTCCCAGCATCACCTTCTGCAAGTGCTATCCATCTACAATCACCATCTGTTCCAGGTGTATCTGCCCCAGCTTGTATGATAAGTCCATAATCAGTACTTGCTCCTCCATCTGAAAATATTCTTGCCACATAATTACTGCTTGGTGAGCCTACAACATCTAACGTATAATTTGGGTCATCAGTCCCAATACCGACATTGCCAGAATCATCTATTGTCATACGTTTCTGTTCTGGACTAGAAAGGTCTGATGTCCAAAAAGACATTCTTGTTGGAACAGAATTGCCATCTGGGCCTGCATCACCTTCAACAAGTATTTTAGCTCCTACATCAAAATTATTACCAGTATTTACACCCTCCCAAACAATTGCACCAAGGTCTTCACCAGCAGCAGTTGCAGCAGGAGAGCCAGGAGTACTACCAGCAGATTTCTGAAAAATCAATTGAGGTCTATGTGTAACGGTGGCACTATAACACGTTATAGCTAGATTAATAGAAGTATCTTCGCCTTCAATTTCCAAAGGAAAATCTGGTGAAGCAGTCCCAATACCGACATTGCCAGTACCAGTAGCATTAAGGTGAAGATGTTCATTTGTGCCAGTCTCTATTATCCAAGTTGGAGCTGAAGCACTTTTATCATCTACACCTATTTTTAAAGCAGCACCTGAAGTTGTACTTAATCTATGAATTACCCCAGCCTCAGCAGTAGTGTCTGCTTCGTTAACATGGAAAAGTTCAGTTGGTGAAGCAGTCCCAATACCGAAGTTTCCATTTGCCTCACAAGTCCAAAGTGTATTAAAGGTACTACAATTTGTTGAATATTGAGCATTCAACTGCCCTGTAGAATCAGTTTGGAAATGCCATGCTTCGCCAAGACCAGAGGCATCAGTATCATCTTCAATAATTAACCCTAGATTCCCTTTAATATGTAACGTACTTTCTGGTGCAGTAACCCCAATACCGACATTGCCATCATCCTGTATTCTCATCTTTTCAGAAAGATTGTCTCCTGCTATTGATGTATAGAATGCTATATCTGTCTCACCTGTTATTCCACCTGTACTACCGAAGGCTGCTATTTTAGCTCTTACACCTGCTGCATTTGTAGAGCTATCTTGACCTTCAAATTCTATTTGACCTAAAACCTCATCAGCAGTTATGGTTGTATCAGAGTTTTCTAGCCTAAGCACACCTCCAGTTCCAGTTTTGGTTATATGAAGTGCAACATCTGGTGAAACAGTCCCAATACCGACATTGCCACCATTGAAATAACTAGCACCATTGGAATATAATCTTATCTTCTCTGCACTAGCACTATTTTCAATATAAACAACACCATCACCGTCAGCATCTGTAGCACACCTAAATACTATATCTCCATTTGCATCTCGTCCTTGCAAGAAATCAGTATTATCAGCAGATTGTTTAATATCTAGTTCTGCTCCTGGCTCAGTAGTCCCAATACCGACATTGCCAGAAGAATCAATACGCATACGTTCTGTTGCTGCTGCCGAAGTATTTGTAGCAAATACAAGCTCGGTATTATTAACCGAGGCAGTAAATGTAGCATCAGCCTCAGCCCATATAGCAGCCCCAGAAAGTATAGCATCTGTACCCCCAGCCTCTAATGGAGCACCAAAATCAATACGACCTAAAACATCACCATCATTTATATCGGTAAGAGCAGTGCTTAAAAGAAGTTTTCCAGTACTTGTTGTTGCATCTGCTGATGTGCCACGAACTTCAAGCGTATCTTCTGATTCATCATATAACATAAAAGCACCTGCCGAAGCTCCAAAGAACTTAACATCATGCCCAGAATCATCTACACCTACTTGGACAGTACCAGCAACATGTAACTTTGAAGCTGGCCCATCTGTTGCAATACCAACATTGCCACCATCTTGTATTGTTAAAAGATCAGCCCATGAACCTGAAGTATAGTTTGCAAAATGTAAATCATCATCAGCATCATTTATCCACAGTCTCCACTTATCAGCATTATCATTCGCATTATCTGCAAATAACTCTAGTATTGCATCATTATCAGCTGTTGCAGTTATCCTAATTGATGATACTGTTTGCTCAGATATGTTTACTGTGCCAGATTTTGTGTTTGTATCTTTTGTCCATGTTGTTGATGTTGAGGACATTAATTCTCCTTTTTACATAGGGGGGACGGATAAAGCCCGAACCCCAGATTTACGAGACCTTTGTTTCATTATTTGGTTCTCGTACATTTGTCTAAAATAATTTGCTTGTTCCATATTGCCTTGATCTTCATATAGCCTTGATTTTGCATAACATACTAAACTTGGATGAAGGGAAGTATCAAGACCAATATCGGTATCTAAATTCTCTGTTATAGAAGTTACTGTTTCATACTTTGATTTGTATGTAATGCGAAGACCATCATTAATAAATAATGATGTAAATGTTCCACTATCTTCAGCACTATAAGTTTTTGTAAAATAAAACTCATCACCATCAATTTTAGTTATCTCATAATTACCATCATAATATGAATCAGGAGATGATGTAATAGCAACTCTATCTCCCGATACAAGACTATGATCAGCACTACAGGTAGCTTTAGTAGTACCAGAAACAGTAGAAGTATAATTCGCAAATGCCGAAATAGTCCCAGTTAAATTCCCACTACCTTGGAACGTATCATATTTCTCTGTTGTACGTTCACCTGAAGTTGTAGATGTTGTATCTAAAGATAATATTGCTATACGCTTATCATCATTAAACCATGCAAAATAATCGTTTGGATAATTTCTTTCTGCCATATTAGCTCCTATGTAAGATCATCATTAGATGCATCAGTATCAGCTCTAAGTAATTTATGAGGATCACTAAGCTTTGGTATCATTATATATCTACTATTCGTATCTAGTATTTCTACTCTTTCAATACCAAGCACAGAATCTGGCAATTCATACCATCTTTTATTTTCTTCAAGATCAGTAAGGGCAGATACAGTATAACCCTGCTTTTTATTAGCTATATCCATAAGCCCATCATTTATAATTTGTATTAGGTATTGTTCTGATTGTCTTCCAAATAACTGCTCTAATTGTGATGCCATTCTTTTAACTGTCATATTTAACCTCCCCCTTTTACTGTTGCTAGTCCACGTGCATACTCAGCAGATAATTTTGCATACTGCCCATCATACCATGTATATTTTTGATTAGCCCTTCCCATTCTTGATTGAACCTCACTTACATATCCAGCAGCTTGAGATATATAACCTGACGCTGTTGATATATATTGTGGAACACCTTGTAGTTCTAAACTATATGAAGCCATTATAGTATTTAATTCACTTAATACAACGCCAGCCCTAGAAAGCTCCATACTTGCAATAGATAGAACAGACGCAACTAGCTCTGTATCTTCTCCTGCTATGAGAGTAGCTGCATCATAACTTGCATTTCCAATTACAGTAGAATTAGCTCCATCATCAAGTGCTTTTTTTGCATTATCAAGTGCATCTTTAACCTCTGTAAATCTTTTATTAGTATTATCCCAAAGCTCAGCAGTATCGTCAATATCACCAATTGAAGTGTAAAAATTACCAACCTGTGTATGTGCAGTATTTATTATATCATCAGCCTTGTTAAGCTCTGTTGCAATAGCACCAAGAGCAGTTGTATCTATGGTTGTATCTGTTTGAAAAGTGTTCATTTGATATAGACATGCTTTCATAGCTGCATATAATACTACAAGACGTTCTGCCTCATCAGGAAATAATGCAATAGAAGAATCACTAAATGCTACAGTAGGATATTGAACTTCTTCATATCTAGATGTTGATATTCCTGATGGCAATACATTTATATAACTTCTTTCAATATAATATGCTGGGTCAGTTGCAGTTGCATATAAGACATTATCGCTATCCTCAGCCTTATATTTATCTTCGTTATTAATTTTTCTACATGAATAAGAACCTGCAAATACACTTAGTATTTTACCAGTATTTAAAAGAGAAGCAGAAGTTTCAGAACCAGCAGCTTGAGATGTAAATGTAGTATTTGTTGTACATAATCGTAAAAGATCAGGTGAAAGTTGAAGTATTATTTCTTTTGCACCATCAGTTAACCATTGAGTGGCATGAGCGGAAAGAACTTCTCCAGACGTTCCTGTAGTAGAAGCATCATCAGCATTATAATTAGCAAGTGAATGTATTTCTGCTGCAAAATCCCAAGCCATTATCGACTATTCCTCTCAGCTATGTCTTTATCCATTGTTGTATGGTTAAATTCTACTTTTGTAGTTTTAGACCAAGTTTTGCCCATATTAACATAATTACGTGTATCATAATGGTCTTTAACATAATGACCGCAACCACATACCATCTCTGCTTTAGTCTCGCATTCTACCTTTGTGTTGCATTTATGACAAATAAATAATATAGCCATTTAATGTGTTTTCCTTTTTTTTGATATTTTTTCCATCTTTATCTCACTTCCCTTAATATCATGAGTTATGTCAAGAATATTTGTAGATGAAGATGGGGCTTTAGCTTTAAGAGCTTTTTTAGTTTGCCTATCAGTTTTCTTCTTTCTTTTACTATATTCCTTTGTAAGTTCTTTATGTGCCTTAGCCATCTTCTTTTTTCTTTTTTTTGCCTTAACTTTCTCACCAACACGATGTCTAACATCTTGTGTACGTGTACGAATATCTTCTTTTACTTCAGCAGCTTTCCCTTTTATTTTACCGCCCAATCCATATTGCTCAGTATCAGGAGATACTTTAGAACGTTCTTGTGCATTTGTTGTTGGAATACCTTGATTTGCCATGTTTTGGTTCTCCATTGCTTCTCTTAATTGTTCTGCTGGAACACCTTCAGGATTACGTATAGAGAATGGATCAACATTCCCTCCCTTATTATACTTCTTCTTAGGTCTTCCTACTTGACTTCCGTATGTTCCTTTTCCTTGTGGCATTATCTTTTCCTCGAATCAGATGAAGGCCATCCATATGGATTACTCTCGCCACCACTCGATTCTACTTTACCACCTCCTGCAAATTTTGGGCCTTGATCTTCTCTAGCAGGATATGGCTCAATTACTGTTTTCTTTGGTCTATTACGTTGTAAGGTTGGAGTTTCACCTGGCTTTCCTTTATGTTCCTTACCAGGCCCTTCTGGGCCAGAAGGAGTAGGCTTTGCAACTTTAGGAGCTTTAGGCTCTTTAGCTTTTGATTTAGCAATATTCTTTACGATCTTTCTAACATCAGGCTTAGCAGCTACTTTTTTAGCAACTTTCTTTACGTCATCAGCTGTTTTTGTTGTATATGATTTACCTTTCCAAGTAAAAGTCTTTTTCCCTGCTTTACGAGCACTTGAAAATGCTTTTCCAAATGGTTGAGGAGTAGCTTTTTTAACTGCGGTCTTAGCAACAGCCTTGTCAACTTTAGGAGCAGCTTTAATTCCTCTGGCCTTTCTCCTATTTTCTTCTCTTTTAGCAGCAGAAATCTTTTTAGCTTCTTCTAATTTCTTCCTTCTTTTTATTGCTGCTGGTCTATTCTTCCATGCTTCAGAACGCTCTTTTAAACTCTTTGACTGGGATTGCCAAGGTTTTTCTTTTAATGTTTTAGCACGTTTTTCTTTTTTAACTACTTTTTTAGCTGCTTTTTCTGTTTTCGCTTTAGCCTTACCTTTCTGATATTCTTTTGATCCCTTTGCAGCTTTTTTAACATCACTTGCTACACGTTTTCCAAAAGGCTTTATAATATCATACCACAAATCGCCCTTTTTCTTTTTTTCTTTTGCCATTTTATTATTTCCTTCTTTTTCTAGCATCAGACAATGGTACGTCTCCATGCTTGTTAATGTATTCTAACATGTCTAATGTACTCCCATTTACAGAGTCTCGCTTAATTATAAACTCACCGCCCTCTGCTTCAATTGGAATACCTCCATTATCATGAGATGGGCCATTCAAAGTTCCGCCTTCAACATATTTCCTTTCTGATCCTTTCAAACGACTCTTCTCCTTTTTACCTTTGTTGTTACTAGAATTTTCAAATCCTGTAATTTTACCATCATTATGAGATGCATCCTGTCCGTCATCATTTCCGTATGTGCCTTTATCTCTGTTGTATTTATTTAGCTTAGCACGATATGTTGACTTGTTTTTCTGAAACTTCTCATATTCATCTTTGTAATCTCTAGCCATTATCTAAGTCCACTCCCACCACGTCTACGTTTTTTATTACCTTTACCATTACGTTTCCTTGCTTCTATTTTAACAGGGGAAATTTGTACGATAGCTAAAAAATCGCTGTTTAGTAATGTTGATAATATAAGTGCTTTAATAATCATAATTTTTTATTAGCTTGTTAGGGGCAAGCCCTTTATACGACCTGCCCCACAGTAAGCAATCCTGTTAATCCTTATTTATTTGGATTGTTATGCATCAACACCAGCAGTAGTTGAGCAAGCTGCCGTTGGGAGCGTAGCTGTAGAACCTGTAACAAGCCCTAAGCCAGTAACCCATACTTTATTAGCCTCTTGATATATAATTCTATACCAAGAACCTAATGCACCACCTGCGGTAGCTACGTTATCAGCGTCCAATACCAATCTTTTTGAACTTGCTGTAACGCCTCTACTTACAACTTCCTTTGCAGCAGCACCAACAGAAAGCCCTGTCATAAGAAGTCCACCGAACACAGTACTACCTGCGTCAGTAAAACCAATTAAACATGTACCATCAGTAGCAACTGTAGCAGTTACGTAGATTTCTATAATCATACCTGCATTTGCAGCTGTTGCTTGTGGAAGCGTAATTGCTGCTGCCAAAACCCCAGATGTAAAAATCTTATGATCTGCGGATATGCCAGTTGCATCTAACGCTGTTGTTGCTGTATGTAGAGTCACATTTGGATTAAGATAATCTCCATATGAACCACTGTTAGCATTTATTATATCACTTCTCATCGCTATCTCCTTATAAGTCAGTGAATGAATACAAAGCGTGAGTCTCTGGAATTGTTATTTCAAGTCCAGCTTCCGTAACGATCATATCTTTACGCAAGTCTTCATCAGCCTGTTGTACATTCGTTATTATGTGAGTGTCACGATTCAATCCATTACCTACTAATGGACGATAAGCAACCTGATCTAAGTCAACAAGTGCCATATATCCACTTGAGATGCCTCTAAATAATGGCTCTGCCACCATTGAAAGGTCTCCATGGATAGTATTCACTTGCATGATTGAATGACCAAATGAACCCTTACGTTTCTCTGCATCCCAGTTATAACGTTGTTCACCTCCAAGTCCCATAGTATTGTCAACAAAACCACCAATCTTATTAAAGAAAGACATGACTGGTCTACTTGCTAATGCAAGTTTTGCTTTATTGCCACCACGTGCTGGATCATAGAGGGTTTCAAAGTCACTAAGAAGTGAGTCATAAGTAAGCGCAGAAGATGCTTGGCTAAATAGATATGCAGCCCCAGAAGTGTAAGAAGCAGACCCACTAGCAACTGCTGTTGCAGATGATAATATGTGCCCACAGATACCTTCTGAGTATTGAACACTATTACTACGTGCTCGCATACTAAAAAGCATTGCTCTTTCTATGTCAACTTTATGTTCTCTTAGTTTTAGATTCCAGATACGATTCCATTCATTTGCATATCCACGATAATTAGTAGCAATTGCAGTATTAGTCATTTCGGCTGCTGTTTTAAAGATTTGGGTATAACCAAAATCATCGTCTAATTGACTAGACCAAACATCAGGAGAACCTGACCCTTCTGCAAAAGAAGTACCAATTACTTGACATTCATCTTCATCTGCAATATGGTCATGGTCTGTAACGTTTGTTGAACCAGTTTCAGCAATAGCCCTTGCAGTAATAGTAGTGTCGTTAGTGTTTTGTGTAACACTTTCAACTCTAAAATTAACCTGTGAAGGAGCACCACTGTCATTAGTTTCAACTGCGAAAACCATGCCTTTTACTAACCAAGAAACTTGATTAGAAGTTCCTGATCCACCCTTTGCTGCTTCAACTGTCAATGTATATTGAGAGTCGACAGCAACATCAGATATAGCAGTTCCATCGATGAAGAAGTTACGACTTGTCCAGTCAATCTTAGAACGATTTTCTAAGAAACGAAAAACTGGATCATTCGTAGCTACTTTTGCCACTTTATTAAGATATACAAAAAATGGAGATTCATCTGGAGCAAGTTCGGCAACTCTGTCACCGAAATTATGTATTCGCCTTAAATCAGCGGAAGCACCAACTGCACTAGGTACAGTGTTGCCAGTCTGATCTACGTTATACGAATACAATGTTCCTGTTTGATTAGCCATAGCTAATTCTCCTTTTTTATTGTATTATTGTTTATGGTATTCTATTCCCAACTCTAGTGGAATTTAAAACACCTTCCCACATAGACTCATCTTCACTCTTTCTCTCAGGTTGCTGACCTTGTAAAACGCCTGCTGCCTGTGGAGAAGATTGTGTTTGACGAATCTTGTCTAAAGGGTTTTCTCTTTCGCCACCTTGAGTTGGCTGAGATACAGCTTGCCACATTTTAAGTACATTGTCCAAACCGTATTCTGATGGATGTTTATCAGCAAATTCAAAGAAAGATTCCATTTGTTGTTCATTTAACCCTTTATTGGCTAAATCAGCACGCAAATTTGTCCTTCCTTGTTGAGCTTGTAATCCACCTACAGCTTGATCTACTGCACTATTTATGGTTTCCTGCATCTCTTGCATCCTATATTTATAGGATTTGGATGATGGGTCATTATAGGCTTCCCAAGGATCAAATTCATCAGGTTTTAAAGCAACACGCTCTTCTTGAGCTTTTGGCTGACCACTTACCTCATTTAACACTGTTTGTGCTACATCAGGTCGTGATTCCAAAAATTTCCCAATCTTCTCGTATTGTTCTAGTTCTTGATTTCTAGCAAAGAGTTTATCCTTCTCTGATTGGTGGTACTTAGCTTGAGCCTCCCAATCTGTTGTAGAACTCTCTTGTGCCTCTGTTCCTTCATCTTGCCCTACTTCTAACGCATTGTGTTGACCAGTAGTTTCCTGATTCATTGCATCAAAAGCGATGTTGTCTTGTTCTTGATTAGACATATTAACTCCTTTGTTTTACGATTTCTCGGATTTACGAGCTTGACTACGTTTCTTTTCCGCTTCTGTCGCTAAACGTAATTTCTCTGATTCGAGTTTGACCGCATTAGATAATTTATCAATAGAAACTTTATTTTGAGTTTTGGAGTCATACTCTTGTTCTTTAAGTTTCCCTTGGAACTTAGCAACTTCAACCTGCTTACGTGATTGTATTGTTTCACGTGTTGCTGTTTGAAGATCACCGCTAAGTTTTTTAATTTGTTCTTCTGCACCTTGTAATTGCTGTTGTAATTTCGCAACTTCATCAGTCCTTTGAAGCACACCTTCTTTATCAAATATTTCTGTTTTCTTCAATGCTTCTACCTTATCAATAAGACCTGCTTGGAAAGCTTCCATGTACACATTCCACTCACCCCATTTATTAGATGGCATGGTAGAATTGCCGATAATACGTATATCAAACGTACCAACTGCTAAATTATTTTCTATTGTTTGCAGTTCTTTTGTCTTATCATCGTAGAGTTTTTTATTTATAGTATACTCAGTAATATCATTATTAGGCTGTGTAATCCTAAATGTCTTCTTAAAATCATAATGTGACTTAGCTAAATGATACATAAGTTTACCGAGTCTTTTTAAACTTGCCTCAACATCTCTTAATTTAGATTTAGAACGCCTTTGTCCAAAATCTTCCATCATCATTGTTCCAGATGATGTTTTTGGTGCTGCTTCAGTATTTCCTTGTTGCATCTCAAATATACCAATATTTAAATCAATGTAATGTTCTACCATTTGAGGTAACTGCATAATTGATCCTGCAAGTGGTTGTGGAGAGGGAAAGTGAGGTTCTCCGAATGAAGCGTCATATTCTATAGTTGCATTGGGATTCGCCCAATCACGTTCAAGGTCTTCTATATCTTGTATAGAACCCTGTGGTATTAGCAACTTTAAGCCTGACGATGCCTGCGCATGCGATGTAATTAAAGACATTACTTTATTCAAGAACCTCTGAAATCCCTTATTTTTACGGACATCACTCATTGGATAAGGAGTGTTAGTCCAAATATTGGGTACAGGTACTAATGGGAATATATTTGTATCGAGTATTTTTTCATATAAGACAACTTGACCTACAATACATGTAACTTGTATTCTAGTTTGCTGTACCTCAACAATATCAAATTGACCCTTATCAAATGCTTCCTGCGTACCATCATCAGCTAAAAGCATTTGTAAACCCTTACTATCTAAAATCTTCTCTGTTCCACTTTGCATATCAGCAACACGATAGAATGGAACTTTAACTTTTCTAAAATCTTCTATTAATCTATACTTTTCGGCTTTATCACCCCAATCATAGTCTTTAACAATATCTGGTGTAAATGATGCTCCAGTCTGCTGATTTTGAGATGAGGGATATGTTTCTTCCTCAGACCCCATATTGTCGATATTATCAATAAGTGCACTACCTTCTTCGTCAACTTCACCAAGCATAGAATATGCATCTAATAATTGATCTCTTGTAAGTATAGTTGAAAGCTGCATACCAGATGCATCATCAAACCACTTATTTCTACTGTTAGGATCAACAACGACTCTAAAAGGATCAACATATGTAAATTTGACCTCACCACGACCATAATCATCTTCAGGGTCTATAAACCCATAAAAGTAACCAAGACCAGCTACAGAGAAATCATGTATTACTTGCTTGAATACTTCGTCTCCATCAGAGTTATCCCATATGTATTCTAGTATAGTTTTCCAAACTTGAGCTAATTTTGTATCTGAATCCTCTCTACCAACAGCAGAAAATTTTGGTGGCTTAGATGTGATAATTGCCTTAAACTGCTCAATAGCAGCATATAGCCGATCAATGGGCAAACCCATTTGATTTCTTTCAGCTAGCTCTTTCGCCTCTGCATCTGTAAAATGATTGCCGAGATAGAAATCTATGTCTTCTCTAGCCTGTACATCCCAATCTTTACGAGCATCAAACCACTTTCTCCAACGCTCCTGTATCCCTTCTGCTCTTTTATCTTGTTCTATCATATAGTAAATTTACTGAGAGTTTAGTATTAAATGCAAATTAAGTACGCTTGCCTGTTATCCAATTATAAGCCTTACGTGCTTTCATATATGTACCATCTGCCTGTTTTTCCTTTTTCTTCTTACCTGCCTTTGGATTTCCCTTAGCATACTGGGTTGCTAACCAAAAAGCATCAATCGTGTCATCATGTGAACCTTTTGGAAAATCCAACAACTCACCAATAAACTCATGGTGTAGTTTTTTAAGATGAACAGCCCCAGCCTTGAACATTGGCTGTAATCCTTCAAACAATCTGTCTTTCTTCTTTTGGGTGTATCCCTTAATTCCCTGTTCAATGCCTGGGACGAATAGCCCCTCTTTTTTACTACGCTTCTGAACATAGTCTCTAAGCATCTCTTGATAGGCGATTGTTTCAATATTCACCCTTCTTACAGGGTGATACCTTTTAAGTATCTCAAAAATCTTGTCAGCACATTCCATCGGGAGGACTCGCTCACGCCAATATTCAATAACATAGTAATCATACTCCGCAGTAACTCCCAAAACCATGATAACGCTAAAATCGTTCCTACTAGCAACAGTTGAAGCGGGATCGACACCAATATATATGTTAACATACTCAGTGTGTCCGTCATCAAATTTGATGTACCAACTGTCCGCTGCATCTTCAAATCGTATGTTCCCCCTGTAAATTGCTGCATTTATATCCTCTTCCGCAAAAATCTGATCTTCTGGCGATTTTGCTTGATTCATAAACTCCTGATAGAACTTTGCAGGAGTTCCGCTATCTATGTAAAATTGTTTACGATCTTCTAATTTAGATAATGGCCAACGAGAAGGCCAGATAGGCTTCCCATCTTCAATTGCTTTTTGTGTATAAACAGTCCAAGAGTAATCTTCCCCACTCTTCTTAGCATCCCTAGCACCTGTAACAAGTCCATTTAAGAATGAATCCCAATGAACTATAGTTCCATTACACCATAAGAACCCATTCTTATCAAAATCAATTGCTGGAAACACAGCTGCTGTAACCCAGTTCTTGATTTGTTGCCTAGAGTCAGGAGTTTTGGTATTTAGCTCTGATTCAAAGTCATCAAGCACCATTCCTGTAAATCTAGTCGAAAGTTGCTTTTTACCACGAAGTCGCTGATTTGCACCCTTTGCGATCATTCTGCAACCATTCGTTAAAGTAAACTCGGATTTCGTCCATTTGTTCCCCTGAAGATCACCAAAATAGTAATGTACAGCAGGGTTTAATTCTATATGGTTCATTACCCATGCTAAGTTATCAATTGCTTGATCTTGTGCTTCGCCTATCCAAGCTATAAATTCAGGCTTATCTTCAGTTGCAAATAGAAATCTATGCAAGATTGCTGTTGATGCTAATGTAGATTTAGCATGATCTCTTGGAAGTACAAGTCCTATCTGTTGCATACTCTTGTCTAAAAGAAGCTTCCCCACCTCTACATGAAAATCAGGTGTTGCAGAGGCGAGGAAGTCCTGAGGAGAGAAAAGTTTACCAAAAAGGATTAAATCTTCTTTGGCTCTTAAAAGGAGCTTTTCATTATCTGATAAGTTCCCATGTAAGTTTAAATTTGCCATTTAGTGTCTAATGTGTTCCACTGCCATAGAAACATATGCATGTATTAAATCAGCTATATATTGTACATCTACCCATATTTCATAAGCAAAGTATGCCATAGCAGATAACCAGACAATCATTATTAATTTTCCTAAATCACTTTTCACTTATTGTTATATGCTCGCATTGTAGTTCCTCACAGTTATATTTTTTATAATGTCCTATATGGTTGTGATCTATCTCACAATAAGGTGGACAAAACCCATATCCTGCTATTCTAACCATTAATGTATCTCCTTCTCCAAGTGGGATAGGTTTTGGCTCGAACCTCTCCGCCTCTAAGCAGATAAGAGCAGCCATTAAACAGATAAAGATAGTTTCGTACATTACTTCTTACCAAATACAAATGCTCCAATATTTAAACATCCAATTATAAATACGAACCAAGTTCCGCCTATATGCCACATGTAGAGATTTAAGAACCCTACAAATAGGTTTAATAGACGAGCCTTGTCTCTTTTGGTCACTTCAGTTCAAAATGTGGAAAGTCGTCAAAGCGGTTATCTACAACCTGAAAGTCCTGATCCCAGTCACCACCCCAACGCAGGTTTATACCCATCTGACTAGCAACGCCAATAACAAACCCAGCAAACAGTGTTTGCCTCTCTCGATCCTTCCAGTCAACAGGATAGGGCGTAACATCAACAGCTGAAGAAGGCTGACGATTATGTCGCCCATTAGGATACTTTACCTTCGTCTTCCCCTCTTCAAATAGCTTGTTTTGTCTATCCTTTTCCCTATGACCCTCTAAA